TATGGCAAGATTGATAGATTTTCTTTTCCTTGCGTGAAGCAACTCCGATGCGTGTCAAAGTCTCACGAACTTTCAGAAAGTCATCAGGTTCATTTAGGATTACCTCAACCATTTGGTCAGGTGTCCAATTTACAACAGGTTCTTGAACGACACTCATTTTGTTCCTCCAGTTTCAAATTTCGATTTAATAAATGTTAGTTGTTCTTGGGTAAGAATCCTCAAAGCCTGTTTTGCTTTCTCATTACTATAACCATAGTAACGTTTCACATAATCAAGATCTTTGATCGTATCTTTACGGAGCCAAGGAGAAAATCTCTTTTTAACTCTCAGAGTATTTATAAAAAAGTCATACTGCATCTTCTTTGGGAGGAAATGATACTTGTTCATTTCATTTGCATACATCAAACAATCAATGTGTCCAGAGAAACACCGATTGATGATATATGGTGCATAATCCTTCTCAAGTGAGGGGTCTTCATCAATCAGATGCTTCTTTGTTTGATTGATCGAGTTTAACCAGTCCTTTAATTCAGGCATAAAGCAGTGCCTCCAATAGATTAGATTTTTCTGTTGGATAATTTGTAACTAGTAGTTCTGTTTTAATATTTTCATCAGTTCCCTTCTCACCCCTATGTGCCATAGAATACCTGAGTTTCCATTCACGGAGATGATAGTCCTTATACAACTCACACAACCTATCATTCAGATTGTAAGTAATCATAAAGTCGTGTGGACACTTATAAACATCTTCGGCAAACCTTTCGTGATCAAAAGACTTGTGCATTTCCCTGTTCTTTCCATAAAGGAAATCTTTAATATCATATGGAGGGTCAAGAAAAACAAATACATCTTCCCCAGGAGCATTCATTACTTCCGAGTAATCAATATTTGTAATCTTCCAGTTCTTCATCAACTTAGAGTACTCTTTGAGTTTCTCAATGCCAACAAATGAAAAGTTAGAACCAGCTGCAGTTACTGAAAATGTGCTGTTCTCCGTAAGACCAGAAAAACTACACTTATTCAGAATAAAGAAACTTACGGCACGATCAATACCATCTTGCTGATTGATCAGTTCTTTTGTATCAATGAAAAGTTTTTTATGTGCGGCATCCTTCCCATCCTGAGTTGCAAAATCAGATGCCTTTGTTTTGATATCTTTTAGACGATTAGAGAGTTCCTCTCCGTGGTCACGAAGTTGCACCCAGAAATTATAAAGTGGCACATAAAGATCATTAATCCAAACTGAAGCATCTGGATATGCCTGAGTTGCATAAAATGCCACGGATCCACCACCAATAAATGGTTCACGATATTCTTTAAAGTTTTCGGGAAACCACGGGGAAAGAGTTTTAGTTGCCTTGGATTTTCCCCCAGGATATCGAAGACAAGTTTTTAGTGGAAAAGTTTTAATTGATTTCTGTGTCGCCTTCATAAGTCTTAGGGTGAAAATTACAATACTCATTAAACACAATCTTACACTCCTTATGAGTAAGATTACAATGCTCTGCTGCCTTTGGAAGATTCCACTTAGCAGTAAAAAGCATTTCCATTGCTTCTCTTGTTTGAGGTCTCATTGGAACTCGCACTCACACATTATTTCAGTGAGTGCTGCAAGAAGATTTATCTCTTGGTCAGCAACGAAACCAATTTGGTACTGATACTTAGCAATAATAAGAACGGCAGCAGGAATAGTTTGTGGTGAAAGGCAAGTGTAACAGGCATCATAAACCCTGCGAAGAATGACAGAAGAATCATTGTCCAAGTTGGCGACCACCCACTTTCGGACTTCAGAAAAGTTTTTATCTTTGAGATGAGTGATAAGATCATTTACGGCAACATCAGAAAAAGATGCAAGAATTCCACTATCTATCTCACCACCAACAGAATACCTCTGGCACTCATTAAGAACTCTCCTCCAATCAGGAAAATGCTTCGATATCAGTTCGGCAAGAACCTTCGGATCGTATCGGACACCTTCTTTATCCAGGATGTCTTGTAGACGTTTGAAGAAGGATCCTGCAAGTTGGGATTTTTCCTTTCCCTTGATACCGAATTCGACAACTGCACATCGGGAGTGAAGGGGTTCGATGATTTTATTCTTGTAGTTGCAGGTGAAGATGAATCGGCAATTACCAGCAAATTCCTCAATAAACGCCCGTAAGAGGAGTTGAACGTCGTTCCCCGTGTTATCTGCTTCATCAATAATGACGACTTTGTGTTTAGCATCTGACGAAAGTGAGACGGTCGAAGCAAAGTTCTTCGCATTGTTTCTGACAGTATCGAGGAATCTACCTTCGTCGGATCCGTTAATGACATAATAATCTACTCCCAACTCTTTACATAATGCCTTTGCTACTGTGGTCTTACCAACTCCTGGGGGTCCAGCAAGTAGCATATTTGGAATTTCACCCTTATTTAGAAAGTCACTAAATGTCTTCTTAATATTTTCAGGGAGAATACAATCTTCAATAGTCTTTGGACGATATTTCTCCGTCCAGATAAAATCACTCATAATCAAATCCAATCAGGTTTTCTCTGGGGAAGTCGAAGATAGTTCTCCGCAACCCAAGGTTTGGAAGCAATATACATTTTGTAGGCAGTGAATGTATCAATGCTTTCATCAAGTTTGTATTCGTCAGGCATAGCACGAACGAACTCTGTCACCTCAGTAATCTTTCCTTTGGGGAAAAGATAATAGGCAGACACTAGAGTATTATAGCACGAATGGGTCTTACCATAACGGACTGCATACTCATCACATAAATTCATCCCGTGCTTAATCAACCAATAGGCATTATGAATAGATTCAGCAGCCCACTTGGTGCAGGGATGATTGCGAAAGGCACCCTTCTCAGTGCTGTAAGGAGTTCCATCAGACTTGGGAAGAGTGCCATAGTTATGATACCACTTTGATGCCACAATAGAAAGCATTTGGCAGCATTCTAGAGGCATCTTAACGATATGTTTGTCGGGAAGACAAATTGCAGATTCGGCAGGAAATTCGTTTGTGACGAAGATATTCATAATTAAAAGCAGAACTTTTTCAAATAATAAAGAACTTGTTCAGGTTTATCTTCAAGTTGGTATGCTTCTGATTCATATACAGGATAAGCACCTCCAACTTTTACAGAACGAATTACATCATTCATCTTGTAGGGATCTAGAGAAACCTCTACACCTAATGGTTTTCCCCTACATGCTTGTGCTACATGAACTGCTTCGTGATAAACTGTCTCATTTACATAATAATCAACTGGACTTACACTATTTTTAATATTATTGAGACAAATTACAAAGTTAGGAGTTTGCACAGTTCCCATTAATTGTTTATTGCGACAGATGGGAGCATTTTCCTTTACATTGTAATTTCTCTGCATAATAGTGCTAATAATTTGCTGTCCAATAGGAGTCAAATAGAGAAGAAATTCCATCATCCGAACGTTGAGTCAGGCTCCAAAGCAACATAATACTGCAGATTGTACTTCGTATTGCTAAATTGTGACAAAAGTTTTTCTGACACGACCACATCATAAGCACCAGGAATAATCTTGATATTCTCAACCTTGAAGTTGAAGGTGAACTCTTTATCAGTCTCACCAACCACGATGGAGTATTCGTTGGAAGTATCGTTCTTCTTATCACGAACAACCAGTTTGACAACACCTGCTTCACCAACTGCCGAAAGGTCAGGAAGTTGATAGACTGCTGCTGCCTTAAGAAGTTTCTCCAGAGATGCGTGTTCTAGTTGGAAGCAGACATCCTCGGAAGGAAGTTTAATCTCTTTCTCAGGTGGAGAAATAATTACATTTGGATCAGCATAGAAATACTTAACCCGACGCTTACCCTCACGAATTGTGATGTAAGAATCATTGGTAAAATCCAGTTCGGGATCTTGGTGAAGACTCAGACCATTCAGAAATTGGTTAAGATCATAAATCGCAAAGTTACGGGGAAACTCTTCGGTAATATCTGCTTCGGCAAGAATATTCTTTGCCACAGAAATAGTGCGGAGTTTATTACCTTGCTTGACCAGAATCGAATTATTGATTCCAGCAAAGTTTTTGAGAATAGTCAGAGAGTTATCAGAGAGTTTCATAATTTGGGGTTTCAGTTTCATTATCAACGGAATTCGGAAAGACCATTATCCTTACGGGAATAATGACCATCAAAGTGAAGAAGTAGCATAGCATAGTGAATCACTTTCAGCAAGTCACGTTTGTTGCGACCATCCTTATCACCATAACGACTGCCATATTTTAGGATGTTTGCCTGACAGAAACCTGCAGCAAGTTTCTTTGCTGCCATCAGGTCAATAGTCTGAATGTCAGCATAACCATCCTGATCACCACAATAATGACCGTGATAAGTGCCAGTTACATAATCCTCAACTTCTTTGAGGATTTTATCTTCGTTATACTTCCAAAGATGATTTTTAGTTTGTTCAGTCATAGTAATAGTAAAGATTGAATCACTCATAAAGGGAAGGCACATTTTTTACCTTCCCCAATTATATCAGTTTTCAGATGCTTCGTCAATAGGCATTTGGAAATCAACATCCACTTTGTCATAAAGTTCCAAGAAGGCAGTTTTGGTTTCATCATCAAAACGATTAACGCAGACTTGAATTGCCTTTCCTTTATCTTGGAAGATGCTGTATGCACGGATGATGTGAACTAGACGACGTGTGCTGATGATTTCCTCAATACCACCATCATAGAAGGTCTTGCGGATGATGTCTGCCCAGTCTACAAGACGTTTGCAGAAGTCACGATCTTCCACACCCAGATCCAGAGCAACACCTTCCAAGATCTTCTGCTCGGTAGCAGGGGCAGGATAGGACTGCTCAAAGGTTACGGGGAAACGTTCTAGGAATGCTTCGTTGAGAACATTAGTGCCGATAAAACGACCATCATCAGAACCTTTACCTTTGGTGTTTGCAGTGGCAACCACATTAAATCCAGCAGCAGGTTTGACAAAACGACCAATCTTTTTCAGGAATACTCCCTTACCTTCTAGGATGGATTGGAGGCAAAGGATTTTATTAGATGCAAGATCCACCTCATCGAGAAGTAGCACTGCACCACGTTCCAGTGCTTCGATGACTGGTCCGTTGTGCCACACCGTTTCACCATTAACAAGGCGGAAACCCCCAATAAGATCATCCTCATCGGTTTCGATAGTAATGTTAACACGGATCAATTCACGTTTAAGTTGAGCACAAACTTGCTCAACACAGAACGTTTTACCATTACCCGAAAGACCCGTAATGAACGCAGGATAGAAAATACCGGACTGAATAATTTTTTTAATATCGTTAAAATTGCCAAACTTGACGAAGGTATCATCTTTATCAGGAATAAGGTTTTGTTCCACAGCAGGAAGAGCTGCGGGTGCTTGATATGCTTGCTCCATTTTACCAACAACAGTAGGAGTAACTTCTAGGTTCCAACGACCACGAGAAGTCTTGAATTGATCCAAACGACGAGTAATTGTGGGATAAGCAAGATTTTTAGATGCACAGTATCCACGAATATCACCAGCACTCAGTTCAGAACCGAACAGAGATTTGAGATCAGCAATCAATTGGTCGTCAGTCACAGAAATCTTGCGAGGCATAATCTAGTTAGGTGGTTTTGTTTAACTGAAGTAATTATAGCAGCAAAAAGGGGGTGCAAGACCCCCTGATGGACAGTTTGGAAAGTGACCTCTTAGGATAAAATTTGTTTCGAAATAAAAGCAAGTTCTTGGGAATTAAGGTTTTTAGAAAAAATTTCAGAAATAATTGAATATACTTTTGAACGATCAATTTGATCAGTTTGTGTTGATGATTTTGGAGAATTTGGAAAAGATACCCTAGATGCTTTTTGGTTATTTGATGAGATATTAAAATGTGCGTCCAGTATCGCATTAGAATTGGAAGGATTGGACATCAAATAATGAATACTAGGAAATTTTTTCTTAAATTGAGTTGCTAAGGTTCCAGAAACTCTTTGGATTTGTGGATGACTTCTACCATAATCACCACCAGTCAATTCATCAAGATATGAAATCATTCCACATATCTTATATGAGCTCCAATTTCCAGTTGCACTATACTTTTCATATTGATTCATAGCACAATCCAATCCACCAAATGTTCTTTTGATGACATTATCCCAAAGTTTAATTTTTGCAGGAGTATCAATCCTTTGACCCACTTTAAAATCACTAATACTGAAAGACATTTTTTTTAAAAGTTTAATTTCATACTAAAATTTTACACTATGCTATGGAGTTTGTCAAGTCTCCCTAGGGAATATTTGCATATTAACTATGCAACCAGTTCCACGAACTCCCCAAGAACTTTTTTGTTCATTTTCTTACTCTTCAAACTCTTCACAAATGCAGTTTTGATTTGAGTTTTAGTGGCATCTTCGGCAACCTCAAACTCTGCATCATTTGCCAGAGCAGATGCAGAAAGACCGAAGTAAGTATGATAACCAGAGTTCTTAATGGAGAAGGTTTTTTCCTTTTTCCAAGAAGAGGTAATCCTATCATACTCGGTGCCGATATACCCAGTATAACGACGAATGAAACTATTGGCATCACGAGATTCCAAAATCCTCATACCAATAAAATTGACGGTAGGGAACTTATCACGGAGATTGCGAAGCAGAACATCAGTGAAACCATACCATTCACAATCAAGAGAATAAGTATTTCCAGTCTTACGGTCACGCAGGAAACCATTTGTGCCGATTGAATTAGTGCCAAGATAAGGCCCATCCTCATAACGGCGATTGAACTCTTTATGATACTTTAAGGGTGCTGCTTCACCATCAGTCAGAATTACACACTGGACTTTTTGCAATTTATTATCTTTCTGGAAAGTGGGTAGGATTTCGTGAAGGGCAATCAAAGTCTCATTAAGGGGAGTTCCAGAAAGACTTAAACCAACTGGAACAGCATAACGAGTATAATGCTGGTCACTAAAACTACGGGCAATACGATAGATATTCAACATCTGGTCTTCCAGTGTCTTACTATTTGTCTTACTAGTAAGCATATTCAGCAGAGAGAAGTATTCCTGAACCTGAATCAGTCCATCTTTCTTCTTATACAAAGGTTCAGGCATAATGGGTTTGTTGTTCTCATCATACTTAAAGATTGGATAATCATTTGTGAAGGCATAAACCTCAAAGGGAATACCGACTTTCTTACAGAACCAAATGAGGTTGAAGAGTTGTTTCACAGTATCCAACATCACACGACTCATAGAACCAGACCAGTCCAAAACAAACACCAGACCATGATTCTTGCCGTTTGCAAGTGTTGTAACCTTACGGAACAGGTCTTCGTTGTATTTGTAGGTGTGCAGTTTAGAGCAATCCAGAACACCCGTGCGAGCAGTTGTGGCACGAGCATAACTATCTGCTGCCTTACGGCACTCAAACTCTTTTACCAAATAATTAACTTCCTTCTGTGCCGAACGCTTGAACTCACGGAAGTCTTTATCTGTCTCACCAAAGGTTTCATCACGAGTATCAGAATACGATGCCCAAGATTGCTTACACTGATTATGAATCTCACTATTACTTATAATAATTTGTTTGACATTCAGTTTGGGAATTTCCACATAAGTATTTTCCCAACCATCTTGATTTACAAGGTCTTTGAGTGCGTCTTCCAAATTATCAACAGTCTTAACTTCTGGTTCAGAAGTTTCACCACCCATCTCACCTTGTGTAGTTTCAGATTCACCACCACTTTGGATTGAATTATCACCAGGTTCAGTATCTGCTTCATTCTCACCTTCCTGCTGGTCACTAAAGTCAGAAGCAGAATTACTTCCAGAACCAGACTGCTGATTTTCGTGAGAATCTAGATTGATTTTGGTTTCTTCCTGTTGCTTTTGCTTGCAGTAATTATAAAGAACCTCAGCAGCATCCAGTGCCTCAACAAAAGTTTCGGCATCACCAATCTGATTAATAATATTCTGCTCTTCTACTGTAAAATCCAGAGAAAGGAAATTACCAACCTTAAAATAAAGATTAGCACGGTCAGCAAGATTATAAGTTGAAATATCCTCATCACCCAACTGAAAGAAGTCCTCATCACTCAGTTCTTTATATCCATTATAAAAAGTCTTAGCAAGTCCAGCATATTTACGTTTCATCAACTTCTCAACCCGTGCATCTTCCGTCACATTCACAAACTGGGGAGGGATTTTGCGAGTTTTAGACCAGTCAATATCATCGGTAAAAATTGAATGCCCGCACTCGTGGGCTACAAGCAAATCATAGACATTATTGCTAGCTTTTTCCCACATCGGGAGAGTAAGAACTCTGGTATGGACATTAAAGCAGGCAGTCTCAACTTTCTTATGTTCTACAACCAAATCTTCTGTTGCCAAAAGACGAGCAAGCATTCCTTTGACTTCGTGATTGACGGGCATTCGTTTTGTTTCTTATGCACCTATTATACAAAAAAAGGAGGTCTTGCGACCTCCCAGTGGACAGTTTAGAAAGTGGTCTTATCCTTTATTTCCCCTTCTTGCTCTATGTGCCGATTGCCTTACTGGTTCTCCCTGAGATTTATAATCGTCTGGATGCAAAACACCACCAAAATCTCTATCTCTTCTAAGATTTTGTTTTTGTTTTTTCGTTGCACCCATCTCACTTTCATATTTATTTGCTTCCATAATACTCTCTCTCCAATCCTCACTCATATTGACCATAATTGCTTCTGCTGCTTCTTGAGTATCAGCATAACCTTCATCTAAAAGATGTGAGAGAATGATGTCGTAGAGGTCTACTGCTTCACCAAGTCCAAGTGCCTTTCTTGCCTTTGCCTTTTCTTCTGGTGATGGTGGTTTTGAGGGAGTAAGGTCTTTGATTGAATGAGTTGCCTTACCAACTTTAGCAGGTGCTGAAGGCATCTTACCCATACGAGAAGCCATTCTATTCTCATCAAGTTCATAAACCTGACTATAAGCTTCTTGAAGGGCACGAAGTTCTTGTGAGTTCATCTTTACAATTACTTTTTGAATTATTTATAAAAAAAGAACCTCCCTTTTTGGGGGAGGTAGTGTGACTATTCTTAAAGGCTTTAAGTCGTGCCTTTGCTTGTCGGAGTGCCTGCGGTTTGAGTGTCCGTTTCTGCTCCTTCTTGGAATGATGGTATCGGTTTGGAACTTGCATTGGTCTTGTGCTTATGATTCTATTTTATACGAGAATCCTCCCTTCTTATCAAACCTTGTGACACTTTGGAATTTGTCCTCAAGTCCAGTCTTATGAGAAATCACGAATATATTAGCATCCTTAATGACATAACGAATAATCTTAAGAAACTCATCGGTTCCAAATCCATCCAGAGATGAATCAAAAACCTCATCCATAATCAAAAGATTTGTATTCACAGAGTTCTTCACTCTTGCAACTTCTCTCCAAGTAAAAAGAAGAGACAAATCAACTCTCATTTTCTCACCCTCACTAAAAGAACTATAAGAGAAGTTCTCGTGAATAGGTGACTTGATGCTCTCATTAAACTCAGAATCAAGATGGAAATTAATGTAAAAATCCATCATCTGCAAATAACGATTCACCTGTTGATTGATGAAGGGAAGATATTTTTTGATAATTTTGGTTTTTACACCGTCATCTTTGAGAAGAGAATACGCAAAATCATAATGAACGATCTCTTCCTTTTTAGTTCCCAAATCCTCAAAGACTTTTTGAAGATTGGTTTGAAACTCCTCTAACTTTTCGTGTTCAGTATTCTTGTTTTCAAGTTGTTCGGTAAGTGTTTGAATTTCACTTTCCAAATCCCTAACCTGTCGTTGGTTAGAGGAAATCCTAGTATTGTTTTGAGAAATGTCATTATTGAGTTTCGTAATCTCCTTAGATAGAGCAATAAATTGACGCTCTCTCTCCTCTTCCAGTTTTATGGTTTCTTCAAGGTCTTTATAACCTTGTTGAAGTTCCTTAGCACTATTTTGAGCGTCAGTAATTCTATTTAACCGAAACTCTTCTTCAATTGTTTGAGTGCAGGTGGGACAAACCGTATTTTCTGTGAAGAACCTGTGTTCTTTGGTAATGGTAGATACTTTCTGGGAGATTTTACCTTTCAGATTTCCCAACTTTCTTAATTTATCAGTCGCACCAATAACTTCTTCTTGCTCCTTAGTATATCCAAAGATACTTTCTTCGGTGGTTGCATTTTGAAGCATATAAGCATCAACTTCACCAATCAAATTGGTAATCTTCTTCTTGTTAGAATTAATATTATCTTTACCACGACTTTCCAACTGCTCAATAAAGTTCTTCTGCATCAGAACTTTATCTTTGAGAGATTCTTTCTTAAAGTCCAGAGATTTAATCTGTTCCTTTTGCTGACGAATCTTTTCCTTAATCAAATTATTCATCGAGGAAAAGATACGAATATCCAGCAAGTCCTCAATTACCTCACGACGATTTGCCGTAGTCAATTGCATAAAGGGAACAAAATTACTAGATCCCAGAATTACAATCTGCGTGAAAGATTTATAATTGACCTTTAGAATATTCTCTTCTAGGATTTTTTGATTCGCACGGTCATCTGCTTCCTTATGAAGTTGTGTTCCATTTACTTCAATATCAAAAACATTTGGTTTAATTCCACGACGAACCAAATACTCACGATTATTTACAGAAAACTCAATCTCTACCAGACAGTCCTTTTCGTTGGTACTGTTAGGAAGTTGAGGTTTGTTAATCTTACGAAATGGACGATTGAACAATACAAAAGTCAAGGCATCCAACACAGTGGATTTACCAGCACCATTTGTCCCAACAATCAGGTTGGTTTGGTTCTTTTGGAAGTCCATTTCCGTGAAATGCTGTCCCGTAGAAAGAAAATTCTTCCAACGGATTTTTTTAAAAATTATCATTTTTGGGTGGAATTACGATGTCTTCGGGTTTAATCACGGCATACTTGTAATTATAAACCTTACAAGTCTTTATGGCAAGCTCATCATCAACTTCGATGACTTCCATTTCTTTTTCTTCTTGGTCTTCTAGCATTAAGGCATAACGAGTCGCATCATCTTCTTCCTCAAAGAGAAACAAGACCTTTTCACCATACTGGTCTTGCACAGCATATGCACCATCATCTTTTCTGTCTTTGAGAGTGAGAAGAAACATTATTCAACTTCGCAAGCTTCCTTATAAAGATTTTGTAGGATTCCTTTAATGATGTTCTTATCAAACTGAACTTCTGACTCATCAATATAACGATTCAGAATTGAAAGAGTATTCTCCTCTTCATCAACTTGAAAATCTTCACTTTCTTGAATTTCAAAGTTCTCAATAATTTTAAGATCTTGAATTCCTGCAGTATATAATTTATCTACAAACTTTTCAAAATCCTTTGCCTTTGTTTTTTTACGAACAATAATCTTTACAATCTTATTCTCATACTCCCGAGCATCAAATGTCTGATAGGGAGTATCCTCATAATAAAGATTATAGAATAATTTATAAGGATTATTAATTGGAGTATGAGTGAGAGTTTCTGTATCAAAGATATGAAATCCCCGAGTATCATTCACATCCGTCCAATACATCTCATAAGGATTGCCAAGATAGAAGATGCGTCCATTATCAGAACGAGTGTGGTAATGACCAGAAAATACCTTCGTGAACTTTGAAAAAATATTCGAATCCAGTCCATGTTCCTCCATTATAAGATTTTTATTGACACGGAAACCTTGAAGTTCTAGGTGTCCCATTGCAACCTTTGCCTTGGACTTCTTAATGACATTCATTGTTTCTTCATGATTCTCACTACAAATCCAAGGAATAAATGTCATATTAATTCCACCAACCTTTGTATTTGTCGGGGAACTATAAGTTTTGATATTTGGATAGGTCTTGAGAAGCAGGTCTGGGGAGTTTACGTGATTGGTATTCTTGTAATAGCAATCGTGATTACCAACAATCATATGAACTTCATACTTACGAAGAGGTTCAAATACGACTCTCTTTGCCCATTCCAGACTTTGATAATCAATTGACTTACGACTATCAAAAGCATCACCCATATGAATGACTGTCTCTACCCCGTGCTCTTCTAGTCCAGGAAAGAAAACATTCTTATAGAAAAGTTCAAAGTGATCGTGAAGATGCTTTGAACCTTTTTTGGCACCGTAGTGACTGTCGGTGATGATGGCAATTTTCATCGGTTGTTGTTTCTGTATTGGATGTTGTCCTTCATGGAATTATACTCTGAATTGCTCCCAGAAAGCAAGTTATCGTCGATAACCATAACCTCATCAAATCCAGTGCGTTCGATGATTTTATTTTTAATCTCTAATTGTTTCTTTTCTTTTTGAATTCTACGCAAAAATGCATAATGAATAATTTGAGTAAAATATGCAAATGGATTCTGAGATCTTTCGGGATTAAAATTATGAATATACTGAACACAATTCTCAATTCCGTCAGAAATCATATCCTCACGGAACATATAATTAACAAAATTTGGTTTATAAGATAAATGTGTGGCAATCTTTAAGAAGCAATCCCCTAGGTAGTTGGGAATTCTGGGTTTTCCTTCCCAAGGCCCAGACTTTGGTGGTTCCGTGTCATATTTTTCGATGAATAGTTGTCGTGCTTTTTCAACTTTACTACGATACA